TACTTCCTCAGTTTTTTTATCTATAGCAAGGTAATCATCTAAATGATAATTCCAATTAGACCCTACATTTTCCATTGTATAATTTATACTCATTTAACTATGCTCCTAACATACTAAAAGTTTATCGTTGTCTCTACCAAAGTGCTGCTTAACTATATCTAATTTACGTTTACCGTGCTCTCGCATAGCTTCCTTATATTTATCTACAGCCTTAGGTTCTTTACCACCTATCATCCACAGCATGTTGTGTTCAGGTAAATCTTTAACATACCAATCATAAATAGTTACTACAACATCATCAATTTCTAAAGACCATTGAACTTTACTAGCGTCTCGGTAGCTATCAAAAGTATAGGTAGGCTCACCAAAGCAGTCAACAATATTCCAATAGGTATTAGTAATCTCTCCTTGCTTGCTAGTCCCATTAGTATTTATGTACTCTTCGTTTACTATTATCATTTTATTTTCCTAAGTTAAGAACAGTTATCCAATGCCCAACGGTCTGAGTTACGTTGAGTTATAGTTTGCTCAGCTTCTAAAGCTCCAGCTTCTATTTCCCTGTCTAAATATTTAAGTTTATCTGCCATGTTTTTAAGCATCACAAGTATATCCTCATCCGTATACTTTGTCAAGGCATCATCACCACCAACAAGGTTATATACCTTTTGTCTAAAGACAGCAGTAGGTTTATATGATTCAACAAAATAATCTAATACATTTTTCTTACTCATTATTAACTCCTTAAAAGTAAAGCAGTTTACTGTCTCATGCTTAGGAGGTGTTATATATTAAGCTGCTTGTGCAACCATGAAGTTAGTTTCTAAAGTCTCCTGAACTTTATCGCTACGTCTTTGAAGTAAAGTAATTTTATTTTTACTACGTGATGGAGCGTGAGTAGACCAATCAGTTAAAGCATTATACAACGCCCATTTATTTTTACCCATAGTCGGTGAGTAATGATGTACAAACTTATCAAGTATATAGATAAAGTCTTTGTTCTTCCCGTCATTAACTATACCTACGGTATCCTCAATAGTTTTAATTACCTCAGCGTTACTAACTTCTTGAGCGTGCCACTTGTGCCATAACTCTATTTCATCTTCGATAACATCAGCAGTTTTACCAAGTAAGTTAGTAGCTTTATCTACATCAAGCGAACCATTATGCCTAGACTTGTAAATGCTTGCAGGGTTTTTAATAAATATCTGAGAGTTTAAGCAAGCACTCTGCCTGAAACCTAAAGATAATATAAAGCTCCATACCCCATTAAAACTAGACAACGCCATAACAGTAACGCAACCAGTATCTCCATCGGGAGTCTCGTACTCTTTAGCAGGTAAAGTATAATTAACTAAGCACATACCGCTATTCGGAGATACCTGTATCTGCTCGGTAACACCAGTAGCATCTAAGTTACAACGCTCTATCATGTCTCTACTTTTATCTATCATAGTAGTATACTGTAGTGGCTTGTAACGCTTGCCGTGTATGGCGATAGGCTCACCAGTATCATTACGATAGTAAACTTCTTTACCTTCAAACTGCTGAGTCATTCCAGTTTCTCTATTATAAAATCTTACATCAGATTTTTTAACTTCAAACCCTGCGTCTCCATAACCATTTAATCTTAAAGCATTAACTGCTTCTCTATTATTGTTTAACTGTAGTAACATATCAACTCTCCAAAGTTGTTTTGATTTCGGGAACAAGCCTACCACGTTCCCATGTGGCTGTCAACACTTGACAAATACTTTTTAAACCTGTATAATATTCTAAAATCTTTTAACAATTCATAAACAAAAACATTCTAATCTTTCTAAAAAGATTTTAAAATTTTAAAAGTTTCAGAAATCTTTTTGATAATTTATTTATTATTTTTGTAACCTCCTGTTTTGTATGAGTCTTTTATTAAATGCTAAATATCCATCAGCACATAACTTTATTTTTAATAACCTACGCGCTCTCTCAGCTTTCTTTTTTTCGGTAATTTCTTTTGCCATTCTGTAATCTCCTTCTCAGGTTTAACATAAACACTACCATTCTCAAACCTATACTCATCACCATCTACATAAACATCATCCAAGTATGGGTTACTGTGGGATAATTTACTCATCATTATTCACCATATATAAATAAAACATAAAACAAAGCCATGCAAAAACTGTCATGCCTACAAGTATATCTAATTCCATTATGCTGTAACCTCCTGAAAGAATGGACTATTCATATCCATATTACCTTTAACTGTTAAGCCTACGATAGTACTAGGTTTATCTAGCGGTCTAAAGTCATGCTCATCACCATTAATTACTTCGATACCTTGCCAAGTACTAGGTATATCCTCTTGCCGTTTTGTTTTAAACGGTATTGCTATATTTAAACCACGCTTATGTTCTGCCATAGCCGTGTCAAAGTTATCCTCCTTTAAGCTAAATGTTAAATGATAGTTACTTGGTGTAGTGCGGTTATCCACAGCAGTATAATCATAAAACTCTACATCAGGAAACCAATCCATTAAATTAATACCGTGTGCAAAACCTTCTCGTTTAATATAATACTTTTCATAATTCAAATCGCTTGTCGCATTTAATCTAATACCACATTGCATACCTGCCTTGTCTGCCTTAGCTTTAGCTTTTTTAATTTCTTTAATTAACCGAGTAAAGTATAATTCTTTGTGCTTGAAAAACATTTTGGTACGCTCATACCTAGCTTTTAATTTACCCTTAAGATATGCAGGATTACCTGCTCTATTTAAACAAAACTTTCTACATTCTACTGATGACTTAGGACATACACTACCAAAACCTGCCTCATTATCAGGTAATAAATGTAAAGGAAAAGACATGACTCCCTTCTTTAAATTTTTTATTAACTTAGGATTAGCTTCTGGCGAACTTAAAATACTACCAACACTATAACCTAAATCTTTAGACTCATCTAACAAATCTTTGAATGACCTATCAATATTATATAAAGGTATTGTAACTTGCATATCAAATCACTCCTAAAGTTTTTATCTTACTTAACTTATTAACAAGACTGCTCTCGTCTAACCACGAAATCAAATCATGGCATATCTTTTTCTCTTTGTCAAACACCGACAGTGTATAATAATCTTTTTTAATTTCAGTAACTTCTACCTTATAGTTATTGTCAAACCTAAAGGTATATATTACACCAGTAGGATATTTATTAACAGCGAATAAATCCTGACCAAACATTTCCATTTTATTTACCTGTTAATTTAATTAATACATGAGCCACCACAAAGAAAGCGACCATTGAACCTACAATTATAATAAAAGTTATCACGACAAATCTCCCTTCTCATCAAGTTTATTTAATTTTCTAGACATAAATTTACCAAAGTTAAAGCCTCGGTTGTAATAAGCGTAAGAATCTTCATCCGTACCAAATAAAGATTCTATTTCTTTATCTCTACTTCCTTTTAGTACACCATCCGAAAGTCCAAGTTCATACAACCATATAACACAGTAAACGTGAGCAGAACCATTTCTATCTCTTTTAAATAAATCATTATTCATTACGAATCCTCATTCCAAATTCTAAAAATTATTTCTTTACCTTCAGCATATTTATCCATAGTTAAATCATGCTCAATGCCATGAGTATCCATGATATTTTCCAAGCCATCATCATCATAAACTATATCTGATATAACTTTATATATTCTATCAGCGTGTTGGTTTAATATATCTCTTGAACCCATTTGAGTTCTCCTTTATTTTTTAATTTAAGTTTAAAAACAATTCCAAAATCACTGTGACTCCAAGCTACCACGAGGCAAAACACTTGTCAAATCAGCAACATTTACTTTAAGTTAGTAAAAATAAATGTAACTTTAAGCACCATCATTCCGCAGGCAGTCCGTATGTATGTATGGCTCGGCTCGGAGCAGCTTGGAAAAGTTATCCACAGCTTTTCCACAACATACTAACAACATACTCACAAAATTATGCACAATTAGAATATTACTAATTATTATACTGGAGTGATTCTAAGGACGTACAAAGAACGCAACCCAGCAACCCATACCAGTGCCTCGACAATCTCATACGATGGCGTGCTGGTCAATAAGCGAGACGCTAAAGCTATATAAAACCATGCTATACGCTTCTGTGCTGCTCGATATTGAACGCTAGAAATTTACGGCTATGATTCCCTAGGTTTTCAAATTGCGTCGCGTGAGCAAGCTTAGAGAAATTTTTTGAGACGGATACATCCCTGGGCAATAACCGGATAAATCATCCGGACAAAAAAAAGCCCCGAATTAACGGGGCTATAAAATTTAGAATTTTTTAGAGTTTTTAAATATACATCGACAACAAATAAAACGATGAAGCTAGACCGAATAAAGCCAAAACTGTACAAACCAAGGTTATTCCCATGAGTTGAAAAAATTCTGCTCTATCTTGCTTAGCTCGTAACTTTTTTATCTTAGCTCGATGTGATATGTAGTTTTGACCAATCATGTTGATTTACTCGCTAATTTTAAAAGTCTTAAAAAAGTATCCTCGTCAACTCCTTCCTCTGCACAAGCGTCTAAAAGCTCGTCATTGTCTCGAACCTTCATGCTTACAGTTGCTGAACCTTTAGACTTAGATTTAGTCTTAACCTCGGCTACTGGCTTCTTACTAGTCTCTTTCTTAGGTTCTGAAGTATCGAACGCTGTTAATTTGTTGAGCATTTTTTTCTCGATTTCGGCAATAACTCCAGCGTTGTCCTCGTAACAATAAGTACGCTTCCCATTAATGTTTCGAACGTATGACATATTAAAAATATGCGTTGCGTCCGAATGGGTTAATGCTAAATTATTCTCCTTTTCCCATTCCCTAATACTATCGATTGTTAGCTGTACAGCGTCCTTTTTAGTTTCCTTGTCTGACATATCAAGGTTCAATTTATTTTGATAAACCAGTATGCCAATGAATGTTTGAGCGATTCCTTTTACTTGTTTGTCACTCGCGTTTCTTTCTTCCTTTTTAAAAAAACTCATTGCTACTTTACTCCTATGATTAAATTATTTTTAAGTTCTACTTCTGCAAAAAATTCTCTGGAATGTCCTGTAAGTTGCGGTCGATTCGAACCGCATAAAATTCCGTCCTTGGTGTATTCATCTCCGAAAATACTAGTTTCGAAGTACTCCAATGGATAGCCTATATTTTCCTTAAGTTGCTTTTTACTTTTATAATTAAAAACTAACATGTTTGTAACCTCCTTAGTTACTTAGTTACTTAGTTATTCCCTCCCAAAAACGGGAGGATTTCAAAACTCTAAAGATTTTTCATTGTTTTGTCAATAACCAATAATGCGGTTGAATTTTCTAAAGTTTTTCTGAGTAATTTTTAATAGTTAGACTCTTAACATTCTAGAATATTTTGTAAACCTCTAAAAAACTCTAAAAGATTAAGGAATATTCCTAATAATATCAGGTAGTTATGTAACTTTTTAGAGTGTAAGCTATAAGATTACAGTAGAACCCCACCGCCAGAGCCACCCCCACCCCTCCCATATATATACTAATGCGTATACATTTTTCAAAGGTTTGAGTTGTAAAGTAGTTAAGGCGGGACTCCAGAAGATTCTAGAGTAAGGCGGTGATTTATTCCTAGACAAGGAATATTTTGGGCGGGTTTCTAGAGTTACTTTATAAAGGTGTTGCAACCCCAGAGTGGTTCCTCTATTATATAGGCGTATTTTCAACTTGTCAAGTCTTTTATGCACAAACTACTTGACAAAACCTCATATCAACCCTATAATGGTACACTATGAAGAATAACAACAAACAATTAACCACCAAACAAGAGAATTTCCTTGAACATTTACTTGTAACAGGAGGTGATCCTAAAAGAGCAGCAGAGCTTGCTGGCTATACAACGCACTGGCATGTAGTAAAAGCCCTCAAAAATGAAATTATAGAAATGGCTTCGACCATCCTTGCTCAGTCAGCCCCTCAAGCTGCACAGAAACTGGTACAAGTAATGGAATCAAATGAACCTATACCTCAAGCAAGTATGAGAGTACAGGCTGCACAGACTATATTAGACCGTGTAGGTTTAGGTAAGCGTGAAACGATGGATGTTAAACACGAAGTAAGTGGTGGTGTGTTTATCTTACCAGCAAAACAGGAAGTTATAATTGAGGCTTAAGAAGGGAAAGACTCCCTTTGGCTACAAGTTATCTCCAGAAAGCTCGAAAGAGTTAGTAGAGATACCAGAAGAACTAGAGGCTTTAGACAAGATAAGTGACTTCATTAATGAGGGATCTATCTCGCTAAGAGATGGAGCCGCGTGGATAGCTCACAAAACAGGGCGTAGCATAAGTCATCAAGGATTAAAAAATGTAATCAGAGAAAGAAATGGTTGCAGAAGTTATTAACGATTGGGATTTACATCCAGAGTTATACCAACAAGATGACACTGGAAGCTTCGTACTAAAGAAAGACGGTACTCCCCGTAAGAAAGCAGGGAGAGCTAAAGGCTCAAAGGGTAGAGGTTACAACTATCACAGCGAGACAAAAGCTAAACTGGCTGCTAAAAAAGCAGTACGAGACAAGCAAAAGAGAGTAAATGCTGTAGAAGCTAAGTTGCAAAGACAACGAAAGACTTTAAACAGCTCCAAAGAATTATTAAATAAACTTGACAACAAAACAGTAACGACAGGTCAAGTAGTAACAGATGATGTTATTGATGAAGCTCCTTTAAAAGTAAAGGAAGAAGTCAACAAAAATGTTATCTTTCAGCCGAATGATGGCCCACAAACAGATTTCTTAGCTGCACCAGAGATAGATGTATTATATGGTGGAGCAGCGGGAGGAGGAAAGTCCTACGCTATGTTAGTAGACCCTTTGAGGTACGCACACCGCGCAGCTCACAGGGCTTTAATACTAAGAAGATCAATGCCAGAGCTACGTGAACTTATAGATAAGTCACGAGAACTATACCCTCAAGCCTTTCATGGCTGTAAGTTTAGAGAGGTAGAGAAGCTTTGGAATTTTCCGAGTGGTGCTAAAGTAGAGTTCGGCTTCCTAGAAAGGGATGCTGATGTGTACCGTTACCAAGGACAAGCCTACTCTTGGATAGGGTTCGATGAAATTACCCACCTACCTACAGAGTTTGCTTGGAACTACTTAGCATCGAGGTTGCGTACAACAGATTCAGAGATAACACCGTATCTCCGTTGCACGGCAAACCCCGGAGGTGTAGGTGCTCATTGGGTAAAAAAGCGATATATAAGCCCTGCCCCACCCAATGAAAGTTTTGATGGACATGATGGACTATCCAGAAAGTTTATTCCAGCAAGACTAGACGACAATCCGTATCTGTCCGAAGATGGAAGGTACGAGCAAATGCTAAAGGCATTACCAGATGTACAGCGTAGACAGCTACTTGAAGGTAATTGGGAAATTACAGAAGGTGCTGCATTTACCGAGTTTGATCCAAACGTGCATGTGGTAATTCCTTTTGAGATTCCTGTAGGATGGGAACGTATAAAAGGTATTGACTACGGGTACGCTTCAGAAAGTGCTTGTGTGTGGGGTGCAGTAGACCCTACAGACGGTACTCTTATTATATATAGAGAGCTGTATCAAAAGAACTTAACGGGTGTAGACTTAGCTCAGGTTATAACTAACATGGAAGTCTATGACCCGTATAGTGTGCAAGGTGTGTTGGATACCGCAGCTTGGGCAAGAACTGGTACTACGGGGCCAACCGTGGGGGAAACCCTACAACGTGCAGGTCATAAGCTTCGTAGAGCAGATAAGAACCGTATCCAAGGGAAAATTCAAATCCATGAATACCTAAGAGTTCAGCAAAGCAGAAGGCCACGATTGCAAATATTTAATACATGCCCTAATCTGATACGCGAACTTACAGGTATCCCTTTGGATAAGAGTAATCCCGAAGATGTGGATACTCATGCTCCAGATCATGCTTATGATGCGTTAAGGTATTTGATTATGTCAAGGCCACGTATGAGTGACCCATATGGTCAAATAAGAAATTTACATTTAGAACAGGCTTATACGCCTTCAGACTCAACATTCGGATACTAACTAGGAGAAAATTATGGCGATTGTAGATATTAGAGATACTGGACGTAACTCAGCTAGAACAAACGATGTTCGTGAACTAGCTGAAAAAGTTCAAAAACCCTCAGACACAGAGGCAATTACAGCTGCAAACACAATTACAGCTGCAGAATCAGGAACTCGTTATGTTCTTAATGTAGCAGCAGCTAAAATACAAACTTTACCTGCACCAGCTGCAGGACTTGAGTATTGGTTTTATGTAGGAGCTACAGAACCTACTGGAACTCATACGGTTGTAACAGCTTCAAGTGCAAACATTATTGTAGGTAATATTAGTTCACCTGAAGATGCAGCAGGAAGTGTTGCTACAGTTACAGATGCTGACACTATTTCATTTGTAGCTAGTAAGGCTGTTCACGGAGATTTTGCTCATGTATGGTCTGATGGTACTAACTGGTATGTTGATGGTATGTGCAAAGTACAGGATGGTATTACAACAACTCAAGCTGGTTAATAGGGAATAATTAATGGCTGAAAACAACGAAAATACATTGACAGCTAATGGGCTGTACTTTGAAGATGTTGAAGATGAACACGGAAAGGCTCTTACATTAGAAGAGTCTTTAGAAAATAACCTTGTTGCTCTTTTGTTAGATCGCTACTCTGTAGCACAATCATCAAGAGATATTGACGAGGAAAGATGGCTTACTGCCTACCACAATTACCGTGGTTTGTATGGTAAACATGTTCGCTTCAGAGAATCTGAAAAGTCTAGAGTCTTTGTTAAAGTAACTAAGACTAAAGTACTAGCAGCTTTTGGACAACTTGTAGATGTTGTTTTTGGCGGTAATAAGTTTCCTATAGGTGTATCCGAAACGAAGATGCCAGAGGGGATTGAAGAACACGCAAACTTTAATCCTTCTCTGGAATCCTCAGCTCCTC